GTAAAGGATCGGCAAGGATCGCAGTTGTTCCCACAATACGAACGATCTTGATTGAATACCAAGCATCTCCATCCGTCCTCAAGAATGCAAACGCTTGATCTCTCTCAAGAGAGTCAGAGCTTGCAATCGTCAAGGTCCTGCGATCATTGCCAATTGCAGAAACAGTGATGTTTGCTCTTGATTGATTCAAGTTGCTTGTCACATCACTCGACACTTTGAAAGTGATTGAAGGTGTTCCGTTGATAGGTGAAGGAGCATTCCACTCAAACATATGATCTTGACCAGTTATTGCTTTTCGTATCATCTCTTTGCTCCTGCGTTTGCTTTTGAAATGTCTTTTGTCTTTGCTCTGTCGAGACCTGCGGCTTTCACAAATCCTTCAGAGACAGGACTCCACGAATGTCGACAGTTATAACCACCGCCGGCAGTCTTGACCGGGAGACCTTGTCTGTTGTTGAGCTTCTTCATTTGTGATTCACTTACAACGAGGTCAACCAATGGCCGACAGAAGTCACGAGTTATACCATCCTTGGGTCCGGTGTACAGATAGAATCTGAGACCAGCTTCCTCGGCAATCGCTGCAGTCACACTTCGTCCAAACATGGAGAGCTTTGTATTGACCTCGGTCAACTGACGGCCTGCTGCTGATTGCATCTTCTGAGAGAGTGAAGAGATGGCCTGTGTCATTGGGACATCGATTGTCATTGCAACCAATGACTCACGGACACCGCTTGCGACATTGGGGATGATGACATCATCAAACAGAGTCTCAACAGCTGAGGTCTGCATGATGTCAAGTTGTTGTTGAATTGGAGTCAACCCGAGGTCAGGTTGCACAATCCTTGTTGTTCTTTCGACGGCTTGAGAGATGAGGTCTGCTTGCTCAATGAATTCATCAATTGCAACATCAAATCCACCTCTAATAATGAAGTCAATCAACTGCTCTCTAGGTAGAGAGAGGATTGTCAATGGATCACTTGCTTGGACTGCCGTCTCAAGTGTTTTTAGGAATCGAGTTCTTGATTTATCGAGAACTGATTTCATTGCCTTCTCGGCTTTGATCTGAGTTTTGAGCTCATTGATCTTTGCTTTGGTGATACGTGCGACATCACCCGACTGATTCTTGAGTTGATTCTCAAGATCTTTGATTGCTAATTCATCAGCATCTTGCTCGGCAAGAAGTGTCACGTCGTGATTGTCGCACATGTCAACCTTATACTAAGCAGTCAGTAAGGATGTATCCAAGAGTTGAATCGATCGCTTTGAACTGTTGTACTTCTTCAGCATATACATAGCGACGAGTTGCATCAAGGCTATCGTATTGACCAGCTTGCATTCCACCGAATTCGAAGTTAAGAGCTGCAACAGGCATTCCCTTCACGTTACCACTCTTTTGTACAATCGCGTCAGCACCTTTCATGATACCGCAGAAGATTGTCTCAGTGTTCCAAATTTGTGCTTCTGATGAAGTCGCACCAGGTACAGCAGTTTCACGACGAGCTTCACCAACGTAAATGTTTGGAATGCCAAGAATGTTACGTAAAACTTCTTTTGTTGCTTCTTCTGTGAGGATACGGTTTCCACTTGCGAAAGCACCTGCACCACTCACGTCACCAGCATAACCACGTACTTCGGGATTACGAGCTAATGAACGGAACACACCACGACCAAAGATCAAGGTGTCTGGGTTGATACCATGAGCAGCAGCAAAAACAAGATCTTTTAATTTGTCAAGACCTGTCAATGCGTCAGTGCCTGCAGCGTCAACTTGACCACCCATAACATTTGTACATGTATCATTTGAGAATGAAGCTGTATCAAAGATTAAGTTTGCAGCACGTTGCTCTCTTGCAAGCATCATCGCACGACGTACTTTGCGAACGATGCGAGCTTCTTCACCACCAGGATATTGACTATCGATGATGTCTTCCATTGCAATCGAATCTTGTGCAGAATAGATCTTCGCTTTGAAAGTCAAGTTAGTACGATCAAAAGAACCAATGTTTGCACGACCTGCACCAGGAGCACGCTCAAGGTCAAGACCAACACCAGCACCCATGAAGTTACGACTATTCTCTAAAAGGAATGTACCACTTCTCTCAGGAATGCGAACATTCTCAAAGATTTGGTTTGCAATGAGTTGACTGTCTGAAGGTACAACCTCAGACACAAGGGATGTTAAGATCTCGTCTACTGGATGAATAACACTATAAGAACTAGCCATGATTCACTCCTATGGTAATAAGTTGTTTGCACCAGTGAAAACGACAAGTAATTGGTCATTTGCTGAGGCACTTGTTTGGTTGATGTTAGGAATTACGCGAGCGATTGCATAGTTTCCACTTGTCGCATGAGCAGCAACTGCACCAGCAGTCGTCGCCATTACTAATGGAGAAGTGTTGAAAGTGATTGCACCACCAGCGATAACACGAGTTAAGCCATGGATGACAACGTCAACAGCTTCACCAGCTGAGGCAGCACGTTGAGCAACACCAACACAAGCCGCGTCAGTTGCTGCAGTAGTGACTGCAACTTTGCCATTGCCGTCGATGCTGACAAGTGCGAATTCAGTGATTGCACCTGCTGCGATAAATGATTGAATGATTTGTGTGTCAGCCATGGTTATCCTCCAAATGCTTGACGATAAAAGTCAGGTTGTTGTTCTCTGAATAAACTGAGTGCCTCACTGTAGTTGATTGATTTCTCTTCAGCTAAAGCACGAACTTTTTGATCAAGTGATTTCTTACTGATCTCTTGACCACTTGCACCGTGACCAACCTCCTCAAGAGGTACACTTGAGTTTGACTGACGCTCTGAGAACATTTGCCAAAACTCAGGTTGAAGGTCTTTAATGTTCCAAGCTTTTGAAGCAACGTCTTGCTCAGCAGGAGAGATCTTACCTTCACGAAGTAAGGAGCTCACAGCTTCATCACATTTGATTTTGTTGTTTTCAGCTTCAAGCTTTTTGACTGACTCGCGAAGAGCAACGACTTCATTTAATAATGATACGTCTTGAGTGAAAGTCTCAGAGAGCTTTTGTTTCTTCTCTTCTTCATCTTCCATCATCTTTTGCTTCTCTTCATCATAATGCTCTTTTTTCTCTTCAGCATCATCATGTTCAGCCATCTTCTCTTTGTCATCGTGCTCAGCCATCTTCTCATCTTCAGTCAATGACGAATCTTTATCATCCATCATCTCTCTGATCTTGGCTTCAAGCTCTTTGACCATTGCATCCTTGGCTTCCAAGGCTACTTTCAATTCGTTGATTTGATCTTCCATCATTGACTCCTCTGATAAGGTGATACGATCAATTTTGTTATGGGACTGTGCTGGTCTTGGTGTGAGAGTGATTGCAAGTAGTTGAGCATCGCCAACCTTGTCACCACCATCACGAGAAAAGATCTCTCCATGAATATACTCAGGAGACGACCACAGGACTCCACCAGCATTCTTGACAACCTCAAGCCCGCGCTCGTTATAAGCAGGGATTGCATAAAGGCCATCGTTTCTCATTTCGAGATCAATTATCATTCCAAGTGCAGACCCCGACTCAGGAGGAGCAGGAGTGCCACCTTGAAAAGGAGACGTTGCATGTTGCCAATCAATAATGACAGGATCATGCTCACGTCTTTCTTTGAATACTCTGACGAGCTCAGAAAGAAGATCTTGATCGATCTCTTTGCCGATAGCATCACCACTCATGCGAGATGATACTTGACCAAGTGACAACGTCTTGAACGGTTTGCCAATGGTCAAGCCTTCAGGTACTTCATAAGAATTGGATTCTGAGAGTTGGATTGCTTCTCCATACGCTCTCAATGTTGTTTTGTTATCTGCTGCATTCATTTGCTTGACAACCTTTCGAGCAAAAGCAAAGCCGGCATCACCACCCCAACCGTCCCAAGCTTGACGGCCTTTGCCATACTCGTCCCACGTTGAGCCTTGTTTGTCGACTTCGTGGCGTGTGAAGTATGCAAGCATTCGTCTCACTGTCTCGGGAGATAGCTCACGACCATTAGCAAGATCACGAGCACGAGCCAACCCAACAGGAGTCATCCCCCTTTGACTTGGTGGCTTCTCTGCTCTTTTCTTGAGTGCTCTTGCGGCTGCTGTCTGTGCACCTTGAGGAGGTTTGAATGATATGTGTGAATATTTCTTAGGCACTGCGAGCGCAACGGCTTCACTCTTTGCCTCACTCTTTTGAGGATGGCCTTTGGGAAGCAAGTCAAGATCTGTGTTGTATGCTTTCTTTCTCTCACCTGTGCCAACTAGTTTAAGGAAAGCTTTGACACGAGCTAAGGCCCATTGTTCACGACTGCTCACGTTGGGACGGTGAGAGACTGAGAATGCGCCTGCTCCTCTTCTGTACACTGCTTTCAACATTCCAAGGTCAACCCGTTTGGATGGTGACTTGTATTTGTCATTGTGCTTGTTGCGAAGATTGACGAGTGCTTTCTCTGTCTTGTCACTGATCTTGATTGATCCACGAGTACCACTTGCAGAACCTTCAGGATTCTTCTTGGATCCTTTGATTCGATCCTTGGGAGGAGCTGGTGTTTGTGCTTGTGTTCTTTTCTTCTTAGCCATTGCGTCGTCTCGCTTTGATCAGTTGCTCTGCAAGAAGTGCACTTCCACCACTTTGAGAGGATGAGGCAGCTCTTTCAATTGCTGTCCTTTGTGCATCTTCAGGAAGATCACCAGCACCAAGTCTCTCACGTATTGCTCTCTCAAGTTCGTCATCAGGAGTCAAAAGTCCAAATTGGACAAGTGGTCCAAGCATGCCGAGACTGTTTGCAAGATCGTCCGTGTCAAGACCTGCGTGAGTCAATCGTGGAAGCTTGGAAGCCTCAACAGCTCCATAGTTGAATCTGATCAACCTGCCAATTGTGCCACCACCTCGTCGACCTGGTCCACTCACTTGAGCAGCCACAACATCACAAAGGTTGATAGCAGCACGACGGAAAACAGAGAGATGAACTTCACCCACTGATCTTGACCCGGTGTCACTTATTCCGAGGTTTGCGAATTGAGCAAGGAAGGCTTGACTGATTTGATTGTCACATTCTTTGATAATATCGAGAGGACCTTGAGCATAAAGATTCGGAGCTGCGGCATATGAATCAAACTTCACAGCACCATTCTCAACGAGGTAGGATTGCTCAGCAGAAAGGAACGCTTGAGCTTGTGCCTCGGCATCATTGATCATTGCGTCAATGTCACCGTCAGTTAATCCGAGTGCTTCAGCTTGTGAACGATCAACGATCACCTTTGGAGTTGGGACGGCCCAACGATCCAACCCGACGCACATCAGATTCGAGACACGTTGCTTTGTTCTCCACCACCACCAAACAGGACGAAGCATGCCAACTCCCTCGAAGTTAGAACCCGTCCTGTTAAGTGTGAGGAGAAGGAGCTTGTTTGCTGGTATGGGTTGAGGAGTCTTGCCGACACCCACGACGGTTTGAAGTACACCGTCAAGATGTTGACCATCACGACTCAACCACTCATTGTGTGCAGAAGGCTCTCGGTCTGCATAATAATCGAGGAAGACTTTTGTTCGTCCTTCGGCATCGAGTCCGACCTTATAGATCTCTTCTGCGTATCGATACCCAATGGTGACGTATTCAAAAAGATAACCGAGTTGCTCTTCCCATGAGACTGACATTTGACCTGCATAACCATCGAAGCCATATGCCTCGTTTGCAAATCGTGCTAGCTCTTCAGCAACAGGATCATTTTCAACGCCTGCCTCAAATCGCCAGGTTGCTGAGAGCAAAGTTTGTCTGAGCATATGCCAAGAGCGACGGACAACAGGGTCCGTTCTCAACA